TGCGAGTTGTAAACGTGATAGTAAGTCACGGGCAGTCGCAGCTTTGTTTGCAAGTATTGCAATATTAACACTTGGATTGAATAGTGCAAAATGCAAAAGATAAGATACCATAATTGTAGATTTACCTGATTGTCTAGGTAATTTACAAATGGTAAAACGATTGCTATGAAATGTACCAATCATTTCTTTCTGGAAGTCATACATCTTAAAAGGAATAAGACCCTCATCGAGGGAAACAATCTTAACATAATTTTCTATAAAATGTTGTGGACTATCCATACATTTTTGATATTCAACAAGTTGTTCTTTTGTCCATGATTGAGCGACATTAGCCCTTTTTAAATTTGGATTTCCAAGATAGACGCCCTCTTCACTCATTTTTAAACTTCTTCACCCTCGTTCAATGCTTCTATAGTGATACCTTTATCTGCATTTACTTTGTTTCGTCTTGATGCTTCTGCTAAGATAGTTGAATCATTGTGAAATTCATCTCTAGCAGCTTCATTTTCATACACAGAAGTAATTGTTTGTACTAAACCATCATCACTTGTTTCAGCAGAAAATGATATTCTTTTTCCAGTATCATCATAATTTGTTTTTATATAAGCTAACACCTCAGCGCTCATTCTTTCAAAAGCAGTATCAGAATTTGGTATTGTACGAACAGTAACTAATTTAAACGCCATAATTGTTTCCTCCTTTAAGTATTTATATAAACTTTGTCATACATATATCTCTTCTATATTTTTTAAATTTCGTAAACAGGTGTTAAGCGACCTTCACGACTATAATTAGAGGTTTTACTTGTTCGTTGAAAATCAATAGAGAGCTTTTCGCAAATTATCTTAAATGGGCTAGTGTATATACCCGAATCAACTCCATATCCTAAATTCACATCTTCTGATAAGGAGTGATCTGTGCGATCCATAAATTCCCATCCCCTCATCTTTGGACGAAACTGTAGACCAAGCTCGATAAATGCAAGGTTTTTACCTTCGAAATTTTTATAAGATTGAATATATGGTGAAATTGAGTGTTTATACATATAGTATCCATATAGAGCAGAATTATAAAGAGAAAAAATTAACAAACTATCTTGTTCAATAGAAGAATCAATCGAATTAGGCTTAGAAAAAGAACTGGTTGCGGTATAACCAATTTTTTTTCCATTATCAGTTCTCATTACAAAGTTTCCCATCGCCGTAACTACTTTACAACTATGCTGTCGTGAGTACTGGTTAATATTTTCATTTAAAAACATACTACCGAATAAACCTTCTCTTTTAAAATATATACCATCTTTTAAAGTTATATAACTTCGTCTTTTAACTATGTCTTCAAGCCGATCACGATTATATATATCATCAATAATTTCTAATTTTAATCCATTTGAATCACAGAAACTTTGCGTATAGAACTCTTCTAGTTTATTAGTTGTTAATCCATTGTCATCAATATAGCCATGACGATAGAAAACACAATGTGGTTTAATTCCTGCGTGAAGAAATCCTAGAACTATTGATTGTGAGTCTATACCGCCACTTAAAAACACTACATAACTACCCTTATGGTCAGCATGTATATGTGTTGCAACTTCAGCTAAACTTTCCTTCAGACTAGTTTCTCGTGGCTCTATATCGCCGTTAAATATAAATTCTTCTTGTTGATAATATTCACACCACATTAATAAATCTATCCTCTATATTAGTATCAAATTCATATAAGCGTACCTTTGAATCTACGGACTTTAATCCAGTACGTTTTATCTTTGAATCTATACCCATAGCATCAAGAACAAGACGACCGTATTTGGTCTTGATGCAATGGCCCATAGCATCAAGAACAAGACGAGAAGGAGTCTTTTGAATCCTTCCCTTATAAGACTTTGCAAAGTTTATTATTGATGCTGTACTATAGTCGTTAACTGTATCTAGAAACTCCCATCCACTAAATTTATGACGGAACTCAAAACCTAATTCGGTATATGCAAGATTTTTTGGCTCGTAAAGTTGTAAGATTTGAATCTCTTTTGTTTTCTGATGAACATATTGATAGTATCGAAATACATGACAATCTATTAAATCAAAAGGAACAACAACTGCCGGGTCAACCCCATATAGTAACCCAGCATCTGGTCTAAAGAAATCACCAGAGCAGATTTTTCCAGAACGAGACATTGAAAATGTGGCATGCCCAGTGATTATACTACCTTCATAATTTTCAGATTTTATAAAATCTCGTACAGCTTCTGAAAAGAACATAATTCCAGTGCCTGCTGTATTATTAAAATAATTACTTTGAAAAACAATATCTTGTATACGATCTTTATCAAATTCTATTTCAAACACTTCAAGTTTTAAATTGTGTTCCTTAGTAAACAAAGAGGCGTAAAAGAACTCTTCTTTATTCCATCGAATACTACCATCTGGTAGTCGGTAAATAAGTTTTAAAAAGACACAGCGAGGTCTTATTCCAGCAAGAACAAATCCATATGCTTTTGTTTGACTATCAATACCACCTGATAAAAATATTATATAATTATCAATTTTGCTATGAAGAGATTCTGCTTGTCTTTTAAGTGATTCTTTAAAATTTTGTGGAATATCACAAGAGTTATATATATCTTGATCTACTACTAAATTATCTTTATCGTAAGAATACCATTTTGCCAATTGTTTCATTCACTTTTCTTTCAACATCTTCTGCAATTCAGCAGTACTCCCCACAAACAATGCATTTGTCACATTCTTTGGGGCAGTGTTAGGAACCTCTTTTAGTTTCCTCCTTAAAGTATTTATGTAATAATGTTAGTTAGGCTGAATAGGACTCCATTTTTTACTAAACTGACTATTAGAGTCTGGAACATCCTTCAACTGTATTCTTCGACACTCTCTTCTATATCCTTGATAGTCATTAACTGCCACATGATTAACTGCACGATTATCCCACATTGCAATTGAACCAACTTCCATTCTAAACCTAAATTGAAATTCTGGTCTTTCACACCATCTATACAAATAGTTCATAAGAGGCATGCTTTCTTCTATTGTCATATTTGCAAAACTACGAGTATACATAAAATTAACAAACAAAGATTTAATCCCTGTCTCTGGATGTATTTTTACCAAAGGATGCTCATATCCTGTCTCTTTCCAAACAGGTGATTGATAAGAACCACCCATATCAAAATCACGATTCTCTGGCGGTTCAATACCAGCTGAATCTGGTTTTGCAACTGGACTTCCTATAATTTTAGAACCTCTACCATAATGTCGATTAGAATCAGGCCCTGCTACTTTAGCATCTGTCATTACACACTTAACATCTTTAATCATATCTTTCATGCCAGGAGACAATGTTTCATATGCTAAATTGAGATTAGCAAACCAAGTTTCGGCGCCAAAAGGAGGAACCTCTATACCATATAAAATACTAGCCATAGGTGGGTTAGCAACAAAACAACCATCTGCATGAAAATCCTCTCCTACAACTCTGAAATTATCAACTTCCTTTAGAATTTTTTTTACTTGTCTAAATTTAGGTCCACTCTCATCATCTTTTTCTACATCTGTAAAATTTTCATTTACAAACAATTCACCAAATTGTTCACCAAATTGCATGAATTTTTCATCTGATAATTTTTGATCTTTGAAAAAAAGAACTTTATATTTTAACCAGGCATGTCTCAATTCTGATATTACATCGTCTGATAATTTTTTTGAACAATCAACTCCATCCACTAAACCACCACCAGCACCATGTGTTTGTTTAACACTAATATTTTTATATTCCACAACTTAACTCCTCAAATTCATATATTACAAACCGGCGAGATTTATCCTGGCCGGTATTCTGATGTTTTCTTTTTGTTTCAATTAATTCTTTAGCTTCATCTCCTTCAAATCCTAACGCTTTCACGATAACACTTGGACCTCTTTCAAATCTTGCATTTTTGCTGTGGTCATCAGCAAAGTCTATTGTCGATAAAGAATGATAATCGTTTTCTAAATCTAAAAATTCCCAATTAGAAAGTTTAGGTCTTAGTGGTAATCCTAATTCAGAGTATATTAAAACTTTACTTTCCATTTGGTTTAATATTCTAAGTTCTGGAGATGTTCTATGTTTCATTTCAAAATATTGAAATAAGTATGGAGCATAGTAGGGCATTAGGATAACTGGAGCTCCCCAATTATCATATTCATATCCTGTATGTGCAGCTATATGATTTTGTGCCCCAAGAACCATGCCCGGCTTCTTAATTATTCCTCTATGAATATTACCTTCATTTTCAAATCTAAAGTGACCATCTGTGCCTATAGGATGACCATCATATTTTTCCATATATTTTAGATTACCAGCTGCTGTAAATACTGATCCAGAACCTTTACCATCTTCAAAATACTCAGATTCAATCATAAAATCTCTAAGACTATCCTTATCATATTCCATATCAATAACTTTTAGATCAATATCATAACGTTTTGCAAATGCTTTTGTAAACTCCCATTCAACTTCACATATATGTCCGTTAAATGAATTTTTAATATGAACAAAGTCTGCATCAACATCTGCCCATTTAAATCCCAATGCAGCTGCATGAGAATCAACACCACCAGAAACAAATATTGCTGGTTTAACATCTTCAGCTATAGCTCTGCACTGTCTGACTAATGCATCTTGATAAGTTGTTGGGTTATAATCTTCATACGGATAATGATTTACCCACATATCCTTGGTGGGTAAATCATACATTAACCAATCATTATAAAACAAATTATTTTTCTTTCAACATCTTCTGCAATTCAGCAGTACTTCCAACAAACAGTGCATTGGTGACATTCTTTGGTGCAGTGTTAGGAACCTCTTTTAGTTTCCTCATTTTCTCTTGCAAGTCACCAAGTTTTTCAGTGACCTCAGCCACTTGTTTGATAAGGTTTCCGGCAACTTCGTATGCTCGTGGATGGTCCGATTCTTTGGCGAGTTCCAGTATGCCTTCCACTGCATCCGTTCCTCTTTCGACCAAATTGTAGAATTGTTGTCGCTGGTACTCATAATCTTTCTCCACATGCTCACTGACATCGCCCCAATCTTCTTGAGATGATGTTACTACTTCTTGTTTTATTTTTTTAGTTGAAATTTCTTGGACAATTCCAAGAGCTTTATCAATGTCATTACTCATATTAAAAATTCCTGTTACATTAACTATCTGTTCCCGACTCTGGATCAAAACTTTTTGCATCTTGGAAGAATGATGTTGTCTCATTAAATCCAAAATCATCATCAGCGTCAGCTGTAGTAGGGTTGGGTGTAACAACAAGTCTTTGTTCCCGTGTAGGAATATTTGTCTTAACATCTGTAAACTGATCAACCTGTACAGTTTTTATAATAGATTGTGAGGTAACAGGACCATAGAGATAAAATTTTGCAGTAAAACTTAAAGTATAAATCAAAGCTCTTCGGTTTGCAAAATCACCCTCATAATCATCTTCATAGGAAATACTATTCAAGACGATAGGAACATCTCGTTTAATACCCATCTCTGACATATCATTAAGTGTAAGAGTATACTCAGGTTGAAAATATGGTAAAATTTGTTCAACAATCTGTAACGCATCGTCAGAATTTTTTGCTAGAACATATAATTCAAATCCAACATTATATGGCACTGGCATATACTGTGTTTCAAGTTTTTTAGAATTACCTGTTTTAGTTTTTTTAAATTTTTGAATACGATTTAGTTTTCTTGCTGGATCATATGTAAGACCATTAATTTCAAAACCAATTCGTGGCAATGTAACCGCAACCTGTTTTGTTAAATCTGGGTCTTCTGCAAGACGAACTAAAAACTTTTGTCTTGGTCCATATGCCAACGGAACTTTCATTGACTGAACTACTTTACCATCGCTGTCTTTACGAACTAATGATATATTATTAAACATTGTACCAAATGCGACAACCACTTTTCTGATTGTCTCATGATAATATTGTGTACCTAACATTAACCTAAACTCCCTGCATCACCAAATGGATTAGATTCTGTAAAATCTAAAACTGTATCATCTAGTCTATCGAATAACTCATTTTGAGAGGTCTTATCAATAACCCCATCACCAACTATATAGTCTTCTTGTATAAGCCAATGTTCAGTTTCTAGGAGCAAAGTCTCACCAGATGTAGATTCTTCTAAAGTAAATTGATAATTCAACGTATCCACAGACAATGCCTCTTCAATTGCATCAATATCTGAAATACCAGTATCCAAACGTTCTGAACTATAATCAAATGTACGACATTGCAATTTATAAACTGGATTGTTATCTAACTGGTGGAATGGTTGATCATGATCAACAAAATTAACTTGAAACAATTTTTTCATTATTGGGTGAAAAACTAAATCGCCCTCAAGTGGCCTATCTGAATCTGTTGCATCAGTCTCATTAAGAAGATAAAAATCAGACCCCTCAAAAACAACTGCATTGTCTAAATTATCAATAGTTCCAGATTCTATCAGAATAGAACCACCTGTTGTATCTGTTCCATCTTCAATAGTAAATTGTTTTGTTAATTCTTGAAATCTATGTTTTGCAACAACAAAAGTAATTTCGCTTAGGTCTTGAAGCCCAAACTTTGACATAAGTTCTTTTTCACCAGCATATCCACCGCCAGCGTTTTCAACATACATTTCTATTTTTGCAGAGTTCCTAAATTTTGAAAGTGTGTCCTCACCAAACATAGTATCTTCTGCAATAAGTGTTCTGTCAATATAATGAACATCATGTCCATAAATTTGAATTACCTCAGCAACTAAATTCTTATACAAGTTTTGTTCACTTGCAAGAGCAGCAATATTGTTTGTGTGGAATGCTGAATTTACTGCCATGAGATTATCCTATCATACCATTCACAGGTAATTCAAAGTGTAATTGAATTTGTTCTTCTAACTTATTAATTTCATCTAATGCCTGAGAATAAATATCACCACCGTTCATAGTAACACCACCGAGCATTTCTACTCCGATAAACTTAGAAAGGTTTGAGCCCCATTGTCTTTTGATAAGAGCAGTTGTATATCTCTTCAAAAACATATCGTTAAAGATATCATTAAATTGTGTTGGATCAAGTTTTCTATAACATTCAATAATAATATATTCATCTACACTAACAGTATTAGACCAATCCATATCTAGATAAAGTCTTTGTTGATGTTGATTAAAACGAATTGGAACTTCACCAACAAGTATGTGTTCTAAGAAGTCAAGATGCTGAAGAGTCATCTGGTATTCCATAATAGATGTTGATGAAAAATCATATAAATCATTCAGTCGCAATTGATATCTAATATCAAACATATCTCCACCAGTACTATCTGTGAAAGGAAATACTTTTACAACTGAAATAACTGCATCTGGTGTAGGAATATAACCAGCACCGTCTAACCATGTAGCAGTTGCTTCACTATCGACAGTATCTGTTGCAGATGAACTAATATTAACTGACGCTCTATCAATATCAGCTTGTGTTATTTGATGTTTAAGGTATACTCTTTCAATACCATCGTAATGATACTCAGAGAAAAACTGAAGAGCTTCATCAATACGGTCATCGATCTGATCGTCTGATACGTTTATATCTATTACACCATAACCAAGTGACCTAAGACAGTACGTTTTAAATGTTTCTCTTGTTGTTGGAATTGCCATTGAGTCACTCCTTTACCTATATTTATAAGTATTTAGATGCGACACAATTAGGTCCATATTGCCCATCATCAAACCAATCCCCCTGTTTTATAAATCCTACTTTTTCATATGTAGATAATGCACTCTTTCTGGGAACTGTCCACAACCAAGTTGCTCTTTTCTTACTAACAAATTTAGATGTATGATTTAAAATTTCAAATGCAAGGCCTAATTTTCGGTGTTTTGGAGAGGTCCAAAGTCCTCTTGATCGCCAATAAGAATCATTTTTATAATCAAATGGATGATTTGTTGAAGTTTGGAAGCAACTATTAACACATACTAGCACATTATCAATTTTTATACCAAAAAAATAGGGGATACCGAACTCATTTTTCTCAATCCCCTTATCTTGACTTAAACTTGTTGAAGGATGAAACCATGTCCAGTTATTAACTTTTTTGACCCCTCCCTTCTTATCAGGCCAAAGTTCAAGTTCCCAAACTTTCTTTATCTCTTTCCAATCGATCTGTTCTACTTCATACATAATTTTTAAAATTATCCCATTCATGTGGTTTATTAAAACGATGTGAGAAATGAACAAATTTAATATCTGGGTGAAATTCATCTCCCAAATATATGTACTCGTTTCCTGTTATCTCTCTATATTTTCTTGTGAGTTGGACATTAAATTTCATCATGCTCTTACCATAAATAATATCTTCTCCAGTAACCCAACGAGTAAACCATTGAGGCGGCAATATTGTTAGTTTTAATCTCTCTTTCACAGCATCTTCAACAAAATACTGTTCTCCGTTCACAGGACCGTTTGTTGTACCATTCAAGATATAATAACTCTGCCAGTGTTTATGATCACTCATAAACTTTTTAAAAATATATTCACAATCTGTTGGGTAGTATTTGAAAAACCCACCGTTGATTTTATAACCTTCCTTATCGGTATCTCTCCACCAGCCTGGCATCGCAGCAAATTCACCACGCTCGATAGGAAAATCAAATATTTTTTTATAGTCATTTAGAAACAATACGTCAATATCAATAACACAAACAGGTTCATCAATACCTGTGTTCATTGCATACATCTTGTTCCATTGCAACTCTACTTCGGGATGATAGGGTTCTCGTATCCAGACTATCTCGTAGTCTGAAAGTTTTTTTTCCAAGTATGTTTCGTATTCTGGCCCATACTTGTCGCCTATTCTAACTGCAAATATCTTCATTATCTTATACACCCCACTATATGTATTCTATCTTCCCATGATCCATTTAATGCCGTATGCTTCTGTGTAGTATCAATTTCATAATGTCTACCATCAGCAGGAAGATGAATAATTTCTTTGTTGACAATCAACCAGCAATTTTCATTTGTAATCACTGGTATATGAATTCTTTTTACTGGGTCACTATGTATTGAATAACACACTTTTGGTTTTAAAACCATCACCCTAGTTCTATACATATTTAATTCTTCTATTATAGAATTTATATAAGGCAAATTAAAATTTGGTTCAGTAAAATCTGTTTCTTTGTAGGGTTTTATATCGCTAATTTTATTACAACCAAAAAAAGGGTCAAGGTTATCTTTTACACCCTGTAAACAAATCTGATTAAAAAACGGAGGTTTAAACTCTGGTAATAATTTTAACTCATCTTTAATTTTTTCTAAGTCTAGGGGCATATTGTAATCTCCTTTACTCTATGATTTTGTTCTAAAATCCAAAAGATAACATTACACGCATAATCAACAGACATTTTTTTATCATCAACATGCTCTACTCTTGGAGTATCAATATATCCAAACCTCACAATACAAGTATCAACACCTTGATAAAACAATTGTTCATTTGCTTTGTCTAATGCTGATTTTTCAATAGCATATATGTGAGGTTTTGTCTTGATTCCATCTGGTGAATTTGAACCTATGTTGATAATTTTTTTATTTAATTTTGCTGCCTCATATAGTAGTTCTACTTGAGAAAAACCATCATGTTTACAATTTATGAATGTGTCACATTCTTCTAAAGTATTTACAATTCTTTGGAAGTAATATTCTTTCAAAGCCTCACCAAGACCTCTTCTTGTTCCTGTTATAAAAAATTTATCCATTAACATACTTATCCTTTGTTGGTCTTGTTCCTCTTAGGTAATAATATTTAGCGTGTTTTTCTAGAGTATTAACTAACTTATCAAAACTCTTCAATAAGTAAGGAAAGTCATAACACATATGAGATGTGTGGTATCCATATATATTGCTTACATCCATAAACACTTTTTTATTTTTAATTTTATTAATGAACCATTTTGACTCCATGTTAATTCCACAAATAATATCCCACACTTTATATTCTATATTATATTTTCTGTACATCTTCTCTTGAAGAGTTCTTAGCTCCTCATGAGTCCCAAAAGATTCGGTTCTTTTGTTGAGTGCATCCCTATGGTCTTTGTTTGTAGTGAAACCATTAATGGCAATAATTTGATCAGAATTTTTAGCATACAATAATATATCATCCATAGACATATTCATTTCAACTATATTTTGTTTTATCTCTACATTTTCACTACAGTAATCATAGAATACAATATCACCATCAAAGTCTAATTTCTCTGCGAACACTTCACCAGTGTATCCAGCTGTTGGGGTCATTATCAAATCAAATGGTTTGTCTGGCAGTCTTCCCAAAGATTCTGTATTCTCTGCATAAAACACCTCGTACATTCTGGTAAATAAAACTTGAAAATATGGATCACTTTTGTCTATTTTCTCACGCCATCCCATCTTCTTTGAATCAATCAACTCCCAGTTATTATTTTGCATCTCTCTACGTTTAGTCATATGACCATATGCCCAAGATTTATTTTTTCGTTCATTGTTAGAAAAATTTGTGATAGTAGGAAGTCCATTAGGGGTTATCCATGAAGGAGTATAGTCATCATGAAAATTATCATCAGCTCTTGTAAAATTATCCCACTTCCCTCTTATATTTGGTTTACCTAACGACCTCCATTTTTTAAGATTTAGTTCAATATGCTGGTGATGAATAAATGCCTTCTCATTTGGTCTAGCAATGATGTGTCCTCGACAAAATTCACTCGTATTTGTCCAGTTATAAAATCTCTGAATTGCAGTTATAGGACTAACCATATCAAACACCATACCAGCTGATATAATCATAGCATGACTGTATTTGTCACAAGTGTCTAACACATCATTCAATTCAGTTAGGTAGCAAATCTTTTGATCATGACCAGTTCCAGCCCCAGTAATACCACCAGAAGTTTGCAGTAGTGTTGTCTGTAATTGTTTCTCTGCTGCAAAATCCCATTGCAATGTTACATAAGGAGGAGCCTTCTTGTTTGGATACACAATAATAAAAACAAG